CTGCATAAATTCTCGAAATGTCATATCCTAACTATTTAAAGGCAATTCCATAATTACTCCAAAACTTTACTTGTTGAGACAAATTCCACGGCATAGTGTTGTATGCTTGAAAATATTCCCACTCGATTTTATCCTCAAAGCCGGGACAATGATGCTTGACGTAAGCATAAAACTCATCACGCTTCTGTTTTGCAAAATCATCCTCTTCTTCATCCAGCATGACAATTTTTGGTTTGTGTGCCTCCCGACATTGTTCTGCGGTCTGATAGAATCGCTGGAAGTATTCGGCATCATACTCGTTTCCACTATAATCAACGAAGGTAACTTCACCTCCATAGATTTCACAAACCCTTAAAGGTTTCCGTGTTGCTCTCTTTACCGGTCTTGAACCATCCCATAGCCAACCACAGAACTGTATGCCATCCCAGACAAGATGCGGTAGGTATCTTAAAGAGAAAGACTCTATATTCAACATCTCATATTGTACAGGATTAGTTTCTTGTGCTGCATCTTCAGCGGTGTTGTATATGGGCATGCTTGCCTTAAATTTTTCCTCTCCCAATTTGCTGCCAAACCAAAAGATGTGTTCGGTATCCACGTTGTTTCCACAAATACCGGTATCTTTTATTCTCATGCCACGATATTCCGCTTCACGAATCACTCCGTTTCTGTGCATAAATACCCTTGTTCCAAAGGAAAACGGGTAAACTGATACTTTTCTTTCCATATTGTTCTTGTTTATAGATTAAGATTTTGACTGATTATTTATTCCGGCAACGACAAGAATGTTTCAAGGTCGTTATGTGTTGTGCCTTTGTAGTTCTTTTCCCATGTTTCACGGACGCTTCCATTATGGCAAAACTCAAACTTATAGGTAAACATACCTTTCTCGATTCTTCCACAATTATTGCCGTTCCATATCACTTCAAGCCCTGTTTCTTCCAGACGCTTCTTAAAGGTTGCAATACGTTCGTCACGGATACGCACAAACTCTGCTTTATCCGCTTCCACAGTATCGAGATAATCGAACCATTGCTGGAGGCGTTTTTCGGTTGCTTTGCCGACTTTATTGGGAGCTTCCAACTCGCTATCGAATCCATCAACGTGCATTTCGTTCAACAAACGGAGGTTGTACGTTGTATCTCTGTATGAACCTGATATATAATACAACACCCCCGTTTTTATGTTTTCCAATGCCCAAAACGCAACTTCATGATGCCACATTGGAGGGTTTTCTGTCATTTTACCAAGTTCATGTGAATAGCTGTTTGCAGCGTATTTTTCTATCTTACACACTGTAACAAGACGGGTAAAACCGCTTACCTCCAGACCGGCATAGCGTTTTGCCTGGTTATCATAATCGTACACATTTTTCACTCTGAGGAAATCTTCACCGCACTCTGAACGGTGCTCGTTCCAAAACTTTTGCAGGTCTTCTGCTTTCAAATACATACTTTCCATAATTCCGTATTATTTATTTTACCAATTCAATTTTCCCGTAATAAGGATAAAAACAACCGTCTTGATAAACCGAATATCTGAGCGTTTTATCCTTTGCTTCATAGATGGAAACACAACCGCTGTTATAAGCGTTGGATAGTTCTTTTGCTACAAATCCACCTATTTGTTTATAGGTTTTAGGTGTGTCGGACTTGGGGCGACCACGATAAATAATTGCAGCACTAAATCTCTCATTTTGCAGCACAATATCCTTATTGTAAACCGCAGTCAGTTTCATTTTACACATACTATATCAGTTTTAGTTTTATTATCGAATAGATAAGGCTGGGAGTGAATTGTTACTCACCAAACCATTTTTACCACACATTAACTACATGCAATACATGATAGCTTGCATCACCTAATACAAGGATAACACAAGCGCATAGCTCGCCCAGTTAAGTACGATTCAAAAGCCCCTGACTTACTATGCGGATTGTGTTATTAAAGTAGGTAGGAAAATACGTGCTTCACAGCACAATGCAGTTAATGAAGTGCAGATGCAACGGGAATCGAACCCGTATAGCTGGAGGGACACCCCAATTTATCACCATGCAAGCACCTATGAAAAAGCACCCACAGAAATTTGTGAGTGCTTTTACAGATTGATTGGATTTCGAGAACTATTTCTTTACTTCTTTGTGTTCTTCTTTAACACCAAAGAATTTTCGTGCACTTGATGTATGTACCCAAACTCCGACCAGCATAATTGGCACGAATATTATAAGCATACCTATCACCGGATTCATTTCTTCTCTATCTTATTACCATCTTTGTCGTAACCATAGAATTTACGCCCCCACGGACTTTTGACGAAGATAGCAACCGCCATAATCATAACGAACATCATTAATAAATAAATTGTCGCATTCATTCTTTACCTCCTTTGCTATAATCTTTGATAAAACTTAGACCAAAAACCAACAGTACACCGCAAATAGCCATAGCTGTTACCACATACAACGACACATTGCTTTTGTCAGAAAACAACAAGGACAACAAAACAGTTGTCAGAACATACTTGGAAACATCTATCATATATTTGCCAAGTTCTTTAAACATTTCGTCCATACAAATGTAAAGTTTTTATTGTTAAACATCAAATTTCACGGCGAAATTATACAAATTCGCTTGTGTTTGTGCATATCAGTTCCCCGACAAACTGAAGCACGCCACACCCCTACATATCAGTGATATATACAGGCATTCGTGATATGCAGATACGCTTCAATCCTCTTTATCCATGAAGTTTTTTACGTCTTCATAGTCTGTGCCTGATACAAACAGTATTGCAATGAAGATAAATATCATTACTATAAACATACTTTATCCTTTCTTGTATATTATTAAAATTCAAAATCTACAATCACGCTTTTATCCCCACGGCAAAAATGTTCGTTGTTCACATCATTGAAATCATAATACGAATAACGCTTCAAAGAACGTTCGTATTCGCCCCTAACATATACTTTGCCGTTTGGGTGCAACCGGAAGAAGTCACCCACTTTTAATTGTTTTATTGTTTTCATACGTTTATTTTTATTTATCCGAACATTCAAACATCATCATACAGTCGTATTTTAATTCAAACGAATCCCTAACTTCTTTGTGAGTTCTTAAATACTTGTCCCACTCTTTGCACTCAAAGCGTGCCGTATTGGGTGGAAATGTTGCAACCACACAATTATCACTATTACGTACAAGCGTTTTATCTCCCTTTGGTAACATTACGATTAAAGTATATTTTTTCTCCATAGTCAAATAATTTTAAATTGTTATACATTTGCGCATACCAACGCCCCGACACGTTGGAGTACACCACACCCGTAACACGAATGTTTGTAGTATGCAGATAGATACAATAAGGGGTGCAATTATCCATATAGATACATTACACCCTTACACGATTAGACACAATGATTCCACGATAAATTATAGTTTGAGTTCACCACGTTCTATTTTACCCTGCAAAAGTGCATCGAATACACGCATAACAGTAAAATTTTGGTTATACTCTTTCATTACTTTTTCGTACACTTTTTTTCCGTCTTTTAAAATGTATTCGCCTTTGTCGTTTTTCTTTGCGACTTTTGCCGGATAAAGCATTTTTGTACGTTCTTCATTCCAATAGCTTTCAGCCCAAAGCAATACGATATTTTTAAGTTCTATATCTTTAAAAGACAAACCCAAATATCCCTCAAAAGCATCTTTATAACCTTCCTTCCAGAACGAACGAATAGTTTTAATAACGCCGGATAAACTTTTTGTTTCTTTGTTTGCTTCACGAATTGATTTTAAAGCACTTACTTTTGAGTTTACAGACTGGTTTTTTACGTTTTTTGTTGCCATAGTTGTATAATTTTAATGTTATTAATTAGTTTTGTAGTGTGTTGGGAAAATTGCACCCAAGAATAACGCTACCTTTGCAAGCTCGTTTCACACTATCAATCAGGGCACAATACGCCTCTGATACCGCTGTTTTTATAGGACTTACATACGCGGTTAACATACCTATCCTCACCCATCGGTTTTTAGTCGAGTTGTCACGATAGGGTACAGTACACCCTAATGCTCAATACCTTTGTGAGCTTTCGATATAATTTGCCGTTATCAGTTGAAAAAAGTACATTATACTCAACACGTGTGTACATTTCGCACCTTATAACGTGTATTGTCGTTTCCTTAATAACGGGTTATATTGCCTCAATATGTCAATGAACTATTTGCACTTTTGAAAGTTCCTTACTCTTTCGTTTGGCTAATTCAACATTTTGTTTTGTTTTCGCTTTTGTTTCGGTTATTGTTTTTTGTTTCGTTGTTTGTTTCCTTAATCGAACACCTCAATGGTAATACGGCTTTTTTCATTTTCCAAACTTTTCAATAAAAAATTTTATTCGGTTGCTTTTCTCTTTCTTTTTATAATAGGTATATAAGGACTATTTTAACATTTTAAAACTTGTATTTAGCTGATTATTAGTTATTTATGTTTGAAATGTTAAATCTTATTTTTCGCTTTTCCTTAAAATAATGGTTTCTATTAATTTGTAAAATCAAAAGTTATTTTCTATTGTTATTAAATAACTATGTATCAATATATTACATTTATCTATTTCAAAACATAGTTACAAAATAACCATACTATTTTTATATTTGCTTTCAATCTATTACTATGAATGAAGAAAAACCGCTTAAAAAGTCTTATTTTGCTAAAAAAAGACATTTTTATTTATTGTATTATATTGATTATCAATGCAGTAACAATTTTAAAAAGAATGAAGTGGGTACTTTGGCTGGTGCGGATTCAATATTTGTAGTAAACCCAAATTTTCAAGTCTCATTTTTAGCATATATTAAATCACTATAGTTACAAAATAACTATTATATATAAAGGGACATTTTTTCCGGAACCCCATTTTTCAAGTCTCGTTTTTTGGGGAGAAAAATACAACTGATATTGCCTCTCCCTCCAACTTATCCATAAATCAATATATCTCTCTGAATCCCTTTTTATCCATCAGAATAAAAACGAGTCATTTTAAAGCCCTGTATCGCATTTTATTATCTCGATAATACAAACACACCAGCAAGCCATAGAAAGTCCGTATACGCCAAAACAAAGACTATTTGAGGATATTTGATAGAAGGAACTGGGAAAATGATTTTTGAACCCCGATTTTTTTACTTATTTGTTCAGTTTTGGCGAGATTTTGGCTAAAAACTTACAAAAACCGGATTTTTAAGACATTTTGGGCTGTTATAAGAGCAAAAAATCTAACTTTGCCAGACAAAAACTTGATAACTGTGAGAACGAACCAAGAAATAAAAGACTATCTGAAATTCGTTGTTCCGAGCGATGAAGGAAACGAGTACGCCATTATCCAGTATTGCCTTTCCAACTTTGACTTGAAGATAAAATTCAAGAAGCTGGAACCGGATGGTCATACCCCTACCGTCACATTTGAACAATTCAGAAAATGGATTGAAAGGGAATATATATCTGCCAATTCATTCATCGCTATAATTTCCGGCCCGTACTCCGGCGTAACCGGAATCATCTCATCAGTCAAAAACGATTCCCTGATACTGGGAGCAGCCCTTATGAAAACCGGGGACTTGATTACGGATAAAATCTCAATCCCGTTCAAATCGGAAATCAGACAGGCAACCGAAGAGGAACAAGAAAATATCCTCCATTCCCTTTCGCTTGAAGGACTGGAGTGGAATAACGATTTTAATCGTGTTACAGAGCGTTTCGTTCCCCGTGAGTGCAATTATATTAGATTCAGGTCAAAAGTGTCTAAAAAGGGTGGAATCGGCGTTTTTCGGGCATTCTCTGAGGACGGGTGTGTTATCATGTATTGTGTCAAACTGGAAAACGAACCGATGAGACATTCTTTAAAGGACAATATCGGAAGGCAGGAAGAATACGACTTCTTTGTGGCCACGGAGATAGAGAGGAAAAATTTCAAGATAGAACTGGCAAAATCCGGAAAGGCTTGGAACGGATACCTCAAACGAATCGAACCAATCGACTTCAGAGTCAACAAAGGCGAATATTACTATTTCATCAACGATAAGTTTTCCCCCTCCAGGGCACAGGATTCTTACAGTACACAAGACAAGCTGAAGTTCAACAGCGGAAATTATTTCAGGTCGCTGGAAGAAATCGAAGAAATGATCGACCTTATAAGCGAATTTAGAAAGGAACAGCTTGCGAGACCGAGAAAGAAGGATTAGGAGAACTGAGAAGGGGAATTGCAACATAACCCCTTGACTGAATCTCAAAACTTCAAATCGGACAAAAGGCCGGGGTGTGAGAGCTTTGTTTCTCCACCCCTTACTTTTCCGGCAGATTCCTTACCTGTACCTTCCCTTTCTGCTTGTGGTCGTATTTGTCCAGATAAACCCATATTCCCCGGAATGGCTCGAATCCGCTGCCGTAAAGCTTGTAGCGGTCTATAATCACGTCCAATAGCTGAGAGATAGTATCCCAGTCTTCCATGTCACCATTCTTGTACCCCATATCGGAAAGGAGTTTCGGTATTATCTCTATGGCTTGGCAATCCCGGTTCTCTCCTATCGAAATTCTGGGAAATCTATATCTCTCCAGTTTCTTGTAAAAGGGGTTCTCTTGTTTTCGGGCATTTTCAGCCTCTTCACGGAACTTTAATTGAATTTCGATCATCTTACCACCATCACTACAGATCGTCTCACCACGGGCTTTATTTTGGCTTCTAAACCAGAGTTTCGTTTCTTTGTCCATCTGAAGTTCCGGAAACATGAAGGAAAGAAGCTGGGGGTTGTCGTATTGCACTCTTCCTATCCTCAGAAGTTCCAAATCTCTCATGTACTCCACTACGAACTGGCGCATCTCATCCAATGTCACTTTTTCATCGACTGGGAAAGACTCTCTAAAATCCTCCTTTATCATTTCGATTTTTTCATCGTCTGAGAGTGAGATTAGGCTTTCATCGTAATTTTCGGAAACTGGGAGTGACATGAACTCTTCCCTTATCTCTTCCTCGGTTTTCTCTTTCCATTCCGAATAGTGGATTCCTACCCTGCACCCCCTGCTCTCGAAATACGGAAACAGATCTTCTATTTCCAATCTGGAGAGTTCTTCATCGTGTGAGAAATAATCTTCTTTCAATTCACTGAAGGTTTTCTTCAATTCCATCCATTTAGGGGTATCTCCTTCAGGGTACTCTTCCATCATGTCCCGGATAAGCATGTCGATGAATTTTTGATTTGGACTGGGAGTTTGGGAAACCTCGGATTGAACCGTTTCTTCTTCCTCTTTTTTGAAGCTGGGGATTGAAGGAGCGTCCGAATCCTTTTTTTCTGTTTTTTCAAAGCTGGGAGTGAAGGGGCTGCTTGAATCTTTTTCTTCAAAGCTGGGTGTTTGGGTTTGAACCTCGAATTGAAGATTTTTGGTTTCTCCTTCCCCCACACCCCTATCCTTATCCTTTGTAAAAAAGCTTACTTCGTAACCTTTTTTATCAAGCTTTTTAATATCTTCTTTTATCTCTTTTCTTTAAAATATTCTTTTAAGCTTATTATAATATTATTATATATATCTATATTACTTCCCGATTTCGGAAGGGTTTTGCCCTGAACCGTTCCTGATTTCGGAAAGGTTTCAGATAACCCTTCCTGATTTCGGAAAGGTTCGTCCAAAACCATACCTGTTTTCGGAAGGGTTAGGCTATTTTTACCATCGAACCCTTCCTGTTTTCGGAACGGTTTTAAAGAAACCATTCCCGATTTCGGAAGGGTTGGTTCATTTTCGCACTCTAACCTTTCCTGATTTCGGAAGGGTTCATCCATACCTTTCCGATTTCGGGTAGGGTTATATTTTCATCTTCAGAAACCTTTTCGATTTTCTGCACATATTTTTCTCTGATTGATAACAGACGACTTATTGCTTCATCCAGTTCTTGAATGAATCCGTCAGACCCTTCCGATTTCAGGTAGGGTTTACCGATAACCATTCCGATATAAGAAGGGTTCTCTGACAACCCTACCGATTTGTTACATGGTTCCATCAAAACCCTTCCGATTTCAGGTACGGTTTGTTCCTTTGTTGATATGGCAGTTTCCTTCAGTGCGTTTATTTCCTCTTCGGAAACATTGCTCAAAGCTTTCTGTTCTTTTACGAATTTATCATCGCAAAACTTGGATAAGGCTTCACGATTATTGGTTGCCTCCAGTATTCTTAAAGCAATATTGTATCCAGAAATATCCAGTGAACATTCCTTCTTGCATCCGGCTTTTGCGTCTGTGGACACCAATATGCCAATCCTCTCCAGCCGATTTACACAAGCGGAAAAAGAATCGTTGCTCATTTTTAGTAGCTGTTTAAAAGTGGCTCGGCTCCATTTTGTATTATGACCAACGCTTTTATGATACTCCTGATTTAACAGGAGTACCAAAAGAGCCAATTCGTTTGCCTTGAATAGACAACTTGAATTAGGATGAATCTTTACGAATTTAGTATTCTGGATTTGTTGTGTCATGCGTTTTCGATTTTGTCGTTTACATAATAGAATAATAACTTACAGTTCACCATCGGTTTGTAAACTGTATATCCCAGTTCTCTGGCATACTTGCCGACTGTTACCCGATTAGGAACTTTTGTGCTATTCTCTAACATGTGTTGTTACATTTCCTCGAATGTCATACGCTTCTTTAATTTTACCATAATCTTGAATTTTAGTTGTTTATATTAATAATAGGTCACTGGAATTAGTTGTGTTTAGTGCTTTTTCAATATTAACATTCTTTATACATTCATCTTATCCAGTTCAGCAATCTGCTTCTGTATCTCGTTCATATTATCCTGAATGATCTTACAGTTCTCGTATTGCTCATGCTCTTTTGCATACTCCAGTACGAAAGAAAGCATCATATACGAGTTATGCAGGCTTCTTCTTTCAGCACATCTGGATTGGTATATGAGATACTTCGTATGGCTTACAAGATTCTTTATACGCTTGTCATAAATACTTGTTCTTATATACAGGAAAATCATCAATAAAGCACAACAAGCGATGGTTCCGATAAATATTAATTCATTCATTGTTTGTTATTGTTTTGGTTATTGATCTCTTTATCATTTTGGCCATGTCTCATAAAACTAAATATATGCTTAATAACCTCTACACACCATCCGTTTCCACACTTTTTGTAGATTTGCGCATCTGACATATCTTTTATTTTTCCGTTGGGGAATTTGCCTTTCCATTCATACCACTCAGGAATGGTTTGCAATCTTGCGCATTCAATAGGAGTAAGTCTTCGTATGCAGAAATTATCTAACACAGCATGACTCCCACAACTCATGTTTGCCAAAACCGCAGGGGATATTCCTTGTGGATCATATATCCTGTTCTGTTGTCTTGGTTGTTTCCCAAATTCATTTGTTTTGTTCAACTGGATTACTTTTCTTTGAATTAAAAGATTGTTTTGCTCCCATGAATGAGAAGACAAAGTGGGTGTTTTCTCTTCAAAAATATTGCCTTTATTAAACCCTCTTTCTCTTTGTAAAATCAAATTGTCCTTCTCAACTGTGGTAAGGCAATTTGTTTTTCCATCATTTCTCGGTTCAAGTTGTTGGACATTTTTTCTTTGTTTGACAATCCCATCAGTCTCATGTCGGTTGTCGCATTCAGTGTATTTTAATTTTCTTCCTCTCATTGCAGCACAAATGCAATCTTTCTTATTCTCAATCTTTATCAAGTCACAGATTGCCATTGGTGGAGACTTGTTTCAATCCCGTGCTTCCCAGACTCTCGATGTACTTTTAGCCGTACACGATGCGCTGCTTGAAGCCGAGAAAAGACAGATTGAAATAATTATTGCAAACGGAAACCATGACAAGGTAAATCAAGAAGCCATTCGTGGGTATTGTCATGTATTCGACCAGCACGAGAATGTAGATGTGGTGGACGATTATTATATCGCAGGTTATCCCGGATTTGACCTGTTCATAATGGCTTATTTTCCTGAGAACGGTTCATTTACAGAAAGACTTCAGGATATTATTCAAAACAATTTATCCGAGACAAAGCAAAATATTCTATATATCCATGAAGGAATTAATGGGGCACTTGCACAATCTTCTGACAAGGAGCTTCCAGCCAAATTATTTGAACCGTTCGACAAGGTTCTGGTGGGGCATTACCACAACAGAACCAAAATCAAAGGAACTGTTATCGAATACATCGGTTCAAGCCGCCAGCATAATTTCGGAGAAGACGAGGATAAAGGCTACACCCTTCTTTACAGTGACGGTTCATACGAGTTTATAAAGAACCAGGTGAATATCCGTTATAAAACGCTGGATGTTCCCTTCTCAAAAGTAAACATCAGCCTTTACAATCAGCTTTCCGAAATAAAGAACGACAGCCGATATAAAGTAAAGGTTCGTATCCATTGTTCCGGTTCTGAAGCCTCTTTGATAGACAAGAACCTGCTCATTGAAGCCGGCGCAAACAAAGTAGAGATTGTAACGGAAGACATCGAAGAGACGGAAGTTGCAAAATCAAGCCTCTTTGAGAAATTCGACAACAAGCAGATCAAAAAGACCTACGAGGATTTTTGTGAAGAAAAAGAAATTGCCGACCCATCACTCGGTTTGTCTTACCTTTCTAAAATAGATTGATTATGTGGAAACTTAATGATATTCATGTTGAGAATTTATGTGCATTTAAGGAACTTGATTATACACTGGAACAGGGCGTAACGACTCTTGTATTCGGGAACAATCTGGACAACGATTCCCAGAAATCAAACGGTTCAGGAAAATCAGCCCTTATTGAAGCGATTGCAATCGGTATAGGCGGTACTCCGCTCCGTAAAATCAAGAACGAAGAGATTATCAATGATGCAGCCGATGGATGTTTTATCCGTCTCAGATTCCTAAGCGACAGCAGCACAGAAGAATTTATCGTTGAAAGAAAGATTTCCAGAAAATCAGCATCAGCGGTAAAGTGTTCCATTATTCGTGATGGCAGACCGGTGGAAACGGACGAGGCGGTACGTTCAAGCGTTAGCGAGTATGACAAGTATATCTTAGAGAAGCTGGGCATCAACAAAGATGAATTGTATAACAACTTCGTTCTTTCCAAACATAAGTTCCAAGATTTTCTTTCCTGTTCCGACAAGGACAAGAAAGAAATCATCAACCGGTTCTCAAACGGCATTCTCGTGGATAAGGCTATCGAAAAACTGGAAGAAGATATGATTCCTCTCCAGAGAGAATTAAACGAGGCCAATCTGAACGTGGCTAACATTGACGGACGTGTCAGTATGTTACAGGAACAGATTGAAGCAGAAGAAAATGCAAAAGAAGAAAGAGCTAAGACAAAGCTCCAGAAAATCGAAGAGAAAGAATCCCTGATCGTTTCAAAACGGGCTGAAATCAGAAAATGCAATGAAGAAATTGATTCGATAAACGCAGCCTTGGATCGTTTGGACAATGTAGATGGCAATCTCCAGACAATTGAGGAAGACGATAAAATTGCTCCCAACGAAGCGGTTGAAAGAATTGCGGCTCTTTTCAAGGAAGCTTCCATCACTGGGTTGTCGGATTGGAAACAAAATATTATAGAAAAGGAACAATCTATTTTGAGTCTCGAAAAGAAGCTGGAAGAAAATGGTGCGTCTATTTCAGTGGTTGAATCCCAGCTGAATGGTTTAAAGAATGATTATGACAATCTAAACGAAGACTACCAAAAATTCTCATCCAAATATCCGGACAGACTGAAAGAATATGACGACACGATCAATTCCCAGCAACAGGAAATCGTTTCGCTCACGGAATCCGTAAAGCAGAATATAAGAGCCAAACGAAATCTTAATGTCGCCATAGAGGAACTGAAGACCAAGTTGGCAGGAACAATCAAGTGCCCCAAATGCTCGCACGAGTTTCTTCTTTCAGACAAGGATTTTAATGTGAAAGAAGCGGAAAAGGAACTGGCCGGGAAAGAAAAGGCCGTTTCCGATCTTGATTCCCACATCAAAGAACAAAACAACTGTTTGGTTGAATATGAAAGCCGGATTGATAAAACCAAGTCTTTAAAAATCAAGTTAAGAGAAGAAAACACCGACTGGGAAGAAAAACTGTCTTCCGGCCAGTCCTCAATCAACAGGCTGAAATCGAAAATCAATGATCTTAACTTGTCTCAGAAAACAATCTCCGACAAGATTGCAATGATACAAGGCGATTTAAGTAATGTCAGAAAGAAAATTTTCGATGAAGCATTTGATCTGTTGGATGATGAGATTGGCAAAAAGGAACGTACAATCAAGAAACTGGAAGAAACGACTTCCGCTACGGAAGGTTCAATCGAGACTTTACAGCAGACTATCAAAGAACTGAAAGAATCGTCCGACACAGAGGTTATCGAATCACTCCGACTGTCACTAAAGGAATTTATGAAAAAGTCTACTAAAGCTGTTTCAGAAAGAAGCAAGATTGAAGGCAGACTGAACGCTTTAAAAGAACAAGAACAGCGTTTTGTAGAGTTCAAGACTTATCTGGCCAACACCAAGATCGAAGCTCTCAGCAAGATTACGAATGAGTTTTTGGAAAGCATCGGCAGCGACATACGGATTAAATTTTCCGGCTATACGATACTGAAAACAGGAAAACTGAGAGACAAAATCTCAATCTCCATCATCCGTGACGGTGTTGATTCGGGTTCATTCGGAAAACTGAGCGAAGGAGAAAAGGCTCGTGTCAATCTGGCTAATATCCTTGCAATGCACAAACTTATAAATGTAAACTGTGACGGTGATAAGGGACTTGACTTGCTGGTATTGGATGAGATACTTGAAGCGGTGGATGAAAATGGTCTGGCTAATATGTTCTCGGCCATCAACCATATCGGAGTTACCGCCCTTGTAGTAAGTCATGGAAACGTAGCTGAAAACTACCCTTACAAGTTGATTATTAACAAACAAAACGGAGAATCATACATTGATGAGAACCACTAAAAACGAAACGACCAACGATGAATTGACTAAGAAAGATATTTTGGCACTGGACATTGCCACACATACGGGATATTATTCGCTGCATGAAGGCGGTACGTGGAATTTCACAGAATCCAAAAGAAAGAATAATAACAAACAACACAAGGATTTCAGAGATACACTTATGGCCTTCATTCAGAAATACGACATCAAACAGATAGTCGCTGAAGATGTAAACGTGAACAATCACTTTACCGATATGCGGAAACTGTGTGAGTTCAGAGGCATACTGAAAGAAGTGTGTGACGAACTCGATTTGCCGGAACCGGAGTTTATCAATGTGGCTACACTCAAAAAATGGACTACCGGAGATGGCAGGGCAGACAAAAAGAAGATGATGGAGTTCTGCTATAAAAGATACGGCATTACTCCCATTGACGACAACCACAGTGACGCTATCTGTATATTTTATTATTACGCAAGAAAATATCGTTTAAACTAAAACCAATTATGAGTAAAGCAAGAAACGAAAGAAGAAAAAGACAGAGAGACGCAAGCAAGCATACAAACGTGCTTGCCGTACATCTCTCGGAGTTTTACGAGTTCCTATCCTCTTCCCCCAAACCTTCGGACGAAGCGGTAAGAGAAACGTTTATCCGGCACAGAAACGCTTGGCACAACTACTGCGCTTCACATAAATTGACTGAATCAGCTAAAGATTTATTTGTTATGAATGTGGAAAAGGCGTGGAAACGAAACCAAGACAAGCAAGCTGTCCAGTAAAATACATAGATGCGGAATCGGCGGCTCGCAGAACCGTTTTATTTGAAAAATACGTGATTCCACACAGGAACCTCGTATATAAGTTGTGTATCAAGTATACCGCAAACCCAGAAGACATCGATGATAACTATGTGGAAGTGCTCACCAACTTCTTCAAATATATCGAAACCTACGATCCTACAAAGTCAATACAGACGTGGCTTCATATCGTGACCAAAAGATATATCATCGATGCGGACTCAAAACGTTCACACATGAAGTTTTCCGACAATCTGAAAGTTTCGGATATAGGCGATACAATACTGGATGATGATGAGATCAATGCCAACTGCATGTCGGTTGAGAATTACAGGCAGTATTACAACGATGATATATTGGAAGCATTGGATTCGTTGGAACCGATTTACAAGGAAGCATTGCTCTTGCAACAGGCCGGATACAAATTGCACGAGATCATGAACATCACGTATAAAAGCGGTAGTCTTAAAACCAGAAACATAGAGACCATAAAAAGCCGATTGTTTCTGGCTAAAAAGAAAATGAGAAAAATGATAAACCGAGATGGAGAAAAAAGAACAAATTAAGAATATCATTCTCGTTTTCTCTACTATTATGAAAAGTATGATTAACCCCTCTTTCAAGATCACAAATCCGGAAGGAGGGGTTACTCAGCAAACCATCGGGAAATGTCTGGATTTGCTTGAAGCCGACTTTGGCGATGCCATTAGTAGAGAAAGGTTAGTTGATTTTTGCGTATGTCAGGCGTACCGGGTATACAACACGGATTCCAGATATACCGACAAATGGGGCGTGAAACAATACTTCGGCAGCAAGGCCGTGGAATGCTTCATCCAGACGAACAAGAACCGGAAGTATTATGAGGACAAATGGCTGGGAGATAAAATGCCAAGAGCAAGGCTTCTCGCTCTCATTGCGGACAGACGGAAACATCCGCTATACAAATTCATCTTTCCCCAGTACGAGGAAAGCACCAAATCCAGAGCGTTGAATACGGACGTGGGGTACTATATATGCGGACAATCCACCCTACTATGGACTCCGTTTTCCGTCTCCTGCCAGCAATGTGCCAAAGCCGAAGCCTGTAAACAAAGAACCCGGCAAGCTTATCCTGAACTATATCGAATCAGAACTGAAGAATTTAATCAAAATGAAACCAAATAAATCCAACCCTTTAAGTTTAGATTTCCTCTTTGAGCTATACTATTGCGTAATGAAGTATGACAACGTATGTGCCGCAGTAGTGCAAAACATGAAAAAAGAATATCTGCCGGATAAATACTTTCAAGCGATAAACAAGGTCATAGCCAAGCATTATGAGACCTACAAGACACCGCCTTCCTACCCGGTCTTGTTGCAAGCCTTTGCCGGAGACTACGATGCCACGGAACTGATTAATACGTTTCAGGACTATGAAGGTGTCAGAAAAGTGGATTCCGTATTGGATATGCTGGAATCATACATCAAAAGCGTCCGGTTACAGTCCGTTTATGTAGAAGTCGGAAAGCTATACAACCAGAACGAACAGGAAAAGGCTCAGAACAAACTGATGGAATATGCGGAATGGCTCGGTCAGTTCACACTAAAAGCAAGTCAGTTCGTGGATATTACCAAGACATTCACCCAGCGTTTCCTACAGAACCGACAAAGGGAGAATGAGAACAAGAACTCACGGCTTGCACAGGTGACACGTTTCTTCATTGACGATATAGACGAACTGAACGATGGAAGAAATCTCAGAGGACAGCTTACCTGTTTCCTTGCCAGTACGGGCGTGGGAAAGTCGCATATCGCACGTCATGTCGGAGTAAGGGCTATGGTGGACGATGGACTGAACGTGCTTCATTTCCAGTTGGAGGGTTCTGAGGAAGAAGTGGTAGATGCTTATTCCGGAGCTTTGATATGCAAGAACTCGTTTCTTTTTGAGAAAGGAAAAATCTCAGATACGGAAATGAGGATTTTTGAGGAACAGATGAAAGCCTATACCGGAAGTATTATTGTAAGGGCCTTTCCCAGATTCAACAACAACGTATCAACCGTCGATATTCAGAGTGGTATTGCCGAATATCGCAAGATACATGGTTACAATCCCGACATCGTGATTGTGGATTCGATGGACTTGCTTACCGATTCAAGCGGAAGAAACTGGGGAGCTGACCATGAACGTGCCAAACGTATCGCAGTGGCAAACGATTTGAAAGACTTGGCCAACGATGAGAATGTCTGGATGGTCGTTACCTATCAGGCGACCATCGAGAACAGGGATTGGCTCAACGATGAGAAAAATGTTCTGACCGAATACAACTGTTCTGAAGCAAAGGGGCTTTCCAGACCACTTACCCATCTGATTACGCTGAACCAATCCGAAGCGGAAAGAAAAGAGGATACGATGCGTCTGCATATCGCAAAGTCCCGATTCTTTAGCAAAGGAGACACGTTCAAGATTGCCACTGACTATGCAAACGAAGTGTTCTATGATGCAAGAAGAACCATGAGCTTGAAGGCCCGGTCTGCCTCATAAAGAGGTAAAAATGTCTATAACTGAAGAATGTTATAGGCATTTTCTTGTTTTGTACCAATTAATATAATATTTTTGCACCAATTTACATGACTACAATATAGCCGATTAAGCTAAAATATTTAACCAAGACTGTATACATGGATTTAACCAAAGCAGAGAAAGATTATCTCATCAAGGAAATAAGTCTGGAACTGGGAGCAAAATTCGATGGAAGCCATAAGAATCTTATTGTTCCGAAATGTCCCCATTGTGGAAAAGAAAATAAATACGGAATTTATGTAGGCAAGGAAACGGAGCGGAAAAAGCCGTTTATGTCACATTGTTTCAGTTGCGGCTTTTCTACGATAACATTGGAACAGCTACTTGAAACGATCGGAAGACCGGATTTGATGGTTGCTGAGACAGCCGATTTGGAAATCAAACTGGATACACAACTCCTTTTCCGCATTGATGGCGAGGAAGAGATTGATGATTCATTAAGCATCATAGAACTCCCGGAATGTTACAAGCGTTGTTATACCAATTCGTACTTGAAATCCAGAGGCTTTACTTTTGATGATTATGAGTATTTTCCGGTCGGTACGACAAGAGGGTTGAATTTCAAGTTCAACGACTATGTGATATTCCCGATCATTGACGATGGCGATACCGTTGGCTATGTTTCCCGTCATATCTGGTCAAAGGACGAGATAGACCGGCATAACTGCAAGGCAAAGATTAACGGGGAATACAGGATTCTGCGCTACAGGAACTCGACAGAAAACGATTTTGTGAAACTCCTGTACAACTATGATGCGGTCATTGAAGATGAGACCGACACGGTTATCATAGTGGAAGGAATCTTCGATGTCATTGCCCTGACACGGAAACTGGAGTTGTATGACAACCCTCACGTAGCCGTTGTAGCGACTTTCGGAAAGAAGATTTCCCAGATACAGATATACAAGCTGCAATGCAAAGGGGTGAAAACCGTTGTGCTTGGGTATGACTCGGATGCAACGGAAGCTATAAACAAGGCAGCGAGCACCCTTAATGAATATTTCAACGTATTCATTGCCAAAATTGACGCAGAGAATGGGAAAGACTGGGATGAAATGTCGTTTTGGGAAATCTACGATACCTTCTCCCAGAACTTGCTCTCCCCTATTGAATTTAAATTAAATACACTTTAACCAATGGAAGAATTAACAGAGTGGCTTGATGCCAATAAAATATCATTTAAAATGATAGACAACGAAGTCATAGAGATCGAGGACTTCGGCAAAATGTTTTTGGCCGACCTTAGCGGTGTAAAATCCATCTTTAAGGTAAAGGATGATGAAGTGTCTTTCAATCTCATGGAAGATCCTTCAGTTCTGATGGAAGAAGACATCTATTATGTCGCATTCAAGTTCGGTGACAACTGGTATTATTATGATTTGAGGGAAGAGTTCAAATTCAACATATTGAAATATATAGGCAAACGACAGGCTGTAAAGACCGATATTCCCTTTGTCAACCTGGGAGTGCATACCCCTTATGAATTATTGAACGGCTCAGGGGATTTGGGTTTATGGGTCAAGAAAGCCAAATATCTCGGTCATACGGCTATCGGAATCTGTGATCGCAATACGATGGCGGCAACCTTCAATCTACAAAAGGAATGTGACAAGGCCGGGATAAAACACGTATTCGGCTATTCGTTCACTCTACAGTTCTATGATGAGAAAGTGGATATGAAGGTATATTCCCTATCGCAAAAAGGGCTTCGCAATCTTCTTCGCATTCAAAAGGAAATCATGGTGGATTCAGAAGAGAACGTACTGACGCTTTCCCAGCTTTTGACTCATGGCGAAGGAAACGTATTGGTATTCGGTAAACTTTCTTCGTACTGGATGAAAAAGAACATGAATGTCATAAAAGAACTGGAAAGAACATTTGATATGATGTTCTATCAGGTTGATCTAAGCGAATACAAGGCAGAGAGAATTGATATTGAAATTCTTAATGCCACCAAGTTCTATTTCGATAACTTTTTCTTGGAGGACGAGGGAATATTTGAGGTGGAACCGATTCTTATCTGTGACAACTACTATCTTGATAAGGACGATGCGAAGAACAAGATTATTCTGAACAAGATTGCAACAAAGGCGGCTCACAACCAGAGTGACGACCAGTATTTCAAGGATATAGACGAGCATTTGGCAATGTTTCAGTCTATATTTGATTCTGAGAAATGGGATGCGGAAGCCCTCTTGGAACTTATGTGCCAGCCGACCGTGGAAATAGCGGAAAAAGCTACGGCACGATTTGAGACAGGAAAAATGTTCATGCCGGAATACATCATGCTCCCGGATGAAATAAATAAATATGGAGACAGACATACCATGTTTTTAGAATTATTGGAAGAAGGATTGATTTCTAAAATACCAGTGGAAGAACATGAGAGGTATCGCAAAAGACTTGAAGAAGAAATATATATCATCGAATCCACCAACAATGTGGATTATTTTCTTGTACAGTGGGATATGGTCAACGAAGCAAGAAAACGAGGAATCGTTACGGGTATCGGTCGTGGCTCGGCAGGAGGCTCCTTAGTATCTTATCTGCTTGGCATTATTTCTATTGACCCGTTAAAATATGATTTGATCTTCAGCCGATTCTTAGTACCGGAACGATGCGGACTCCAATGGAATGACAATACCACTATCATAGGAGAAGACATAGATATTCTCTCCGGTGAAGATTATGTGGAATTAGAACTGGAAGGCAAAACACTAAAGGTTTCAAGGGATGCCGAAATCAGAGTAAAACGTGATGATGAAGAAATGACCGTGTATGCCGATGAATTACAGCCTGAAGACGACATTATATTTGACAATAAGGATTTAATCTGGACTTTAAACGAAATTCAATAATACATCAAATCTTGACAAATGAAAGTTTTAAACGTAAAATTAAAGAAAGCCAAAGAGACAACGTCAGTCGTTGATCTTTTTGTCGGAAAGGGATTAAAGAGGGGCGGTCATTCCGCCCTTCCGTGAGCCGGATATAGATGTAGACTATGCTTCCGACCGGAGACAGGAAATGAAAGAGTATTTGGAAGAGAGATATAATATCAATGGTAAACAACGTGTATTCTCTGCCGGAACCTTTACCACTTTGAAGTTAAAGGCTATTTTAAAGGATGTGGCGAGGGTTCATAGGGTTCCGCACGCCATTGTAAACTATATCACTGCAATCTTTGAAGACGACAAAATGGACTGGACAGACCTGTTCAAAGTAGCTGCGACAAACAAAAAGGTAAACAAGTTCATCCAAGACTATCCTATGGTCATTGAAGACATTCGGACATTGATGGGGCAACCCAAGGCTTCATCCATTCATGCTTCAGCTATCATTGTTACTCCGGAAACAAGAAATGACGAAAAAGACGTGGAATGTTTCGATTTCCTTCCTATACGAAAAATGGATGGACTATTGGTATCGGAGTTCGATGGATATGCAGCGGATGAAATTGGATTGTTAAAAGAAGACGTATTGGCAACCAAGGAATTGTCAAAACTAAGCTCCATTATCAATATTGTAAACAAAGAATACAACAAGCATTATTCCATTGAAAGTATTACTCAAAATGAACTTAACGATCCGAAGACATACAAAATCCTTTCAGACGGATATACCCAGAATGTCTTCCAATTCGCTTCCCGTGGTATTACAAAATTTATTATGGAAGTAAAGCCTGATAATATTGAAGATCTTATTGCTATCAATGCCTTATATCGTCCGGCAACGCTTGAAATCGGGGCGACTGACGATTATGTGCGATATAAACACAATGAAGCGACTCCGGTATATAATTATGGAACGTATGAGGCAACCAAAAATACTTTCGGTATTATGTGCTACCAAGAACAATATATGTTGGTTGCTCATACTTTAGCCGGATTTGACTTGGGGAAAACAGACTATTTGCGTAAGGCTATCGGTAAAAAGAAGGCAGACTTAATGGCTACATTAAAAGACGATTTTATTAAAGGAGCTGTTGCAAACGGATGTCCGGATTATGAGGCAGAAGACATTTGGCACAAAATTGAAACAGCAGGAAAGTATAGCTTCAACCGCTCCCACGCAGCAGCTTACGCATTAACGGCCTATTGTGGAGCATGGCTAAAGGCCAACTATCCTTCAGCATTCTATACCATCGCCCTCCAGTGGGCAGACGACAAGGAAATACCTTCTCTCATGTCGGAAATGGAACAATGCAGCAAGGCTAAAATCGTGCATCCGGATATTAACGTTTCCGATGTGCAATTCTTTACCGACTACCAGAATGATGAAATTTTCTGGTCACTTACACGAATCAAGATGGTTGGTGTCAAGACCGTTGAATACATAGTGGAAGAGCGTCAGAAGAACGGGGCATTTACATCCATCGAGAATTTCATCCACCGCATATTCAAGTACAAACTTAAAAAGTACGAATACTGGGATGACCCCGATAACGAGGAAGAAGCAAGAAAAGTTCCAGTAAATGCCCGGCACGTGAAACATCTTATTCTGGCAGGATGCTTCGATAAGATTGAAAACGTCAAGTCGCTTCCGGAAAGACACAGGATTCTTTGTGTAGCAGCCAAAGAATTGGGGTTTGATCTGAAAGAAGAGGATTTCCCATCCGACATGACAGACAAACACTATTTCTGGTCAATGCTTCAGATCGAGGTATCAGGTATCGGTTCCGTTGATTACAGGAGAATATATGACAATTCGGAAGCCAAGCAGCATATAAGGGGAAGAGCTCCCTATATGACAATCAAGGATGCTTTTCTTAAAGAAAGCGAAGGTAAACGGATAGCCGTATGCGCAACCGTTCTGGAACATGACGAAGTGGAATATCAGGACAAGAAAACAGGCGAGAAGAAAACTTTCTGCAAACTGAAACTGCAACAGAATAACGATATTATCGAACTGGTGATGTGGGATAATTTCTACAAGGCGAACCGTGATAAAATTATTCAGTCAAAGAACAAAATGATTATCGTGTCAGCTATAATTAAATACAGTGACTATTCCGGTTGTCATTGCTTGCAGACATACAAGTCTTCCATGCTGTTCAATGTCTGAGAATTGTAATCAAGTGAATTACTAACCATATAAAATTAAACAACATGCTTATAGAAAGAGAAACTGAATGAAACCTGTAATTATTGCCATCGTTGGAAGATCGGGAAGCGGTAAAACCTATATGGCCGAGTTCCTTAGAAAGAAAATGAACATTCCGACTATCGTGTCATACACGACCAGACGTAAAAGACCCGGTGAAACCAATGGTGTGGAACATTTCTTTATTGGAAGCGAACAAGTGCCGGAAGGGGGCGATATGCTGGCATACACGGTATTCGGAGGTGAACAGTATTTTGCTCTTCACAGTCAGGTTCCCAAAGATGGGATTTGCACCTATGTGATTGACGAAGCAGGGCTGGAATGTCTTGTCAAGGATTTCGGAGACAGGTATCTCATTGTTCCTGTCGCAGTGAAATGCTCGGAAGAAACGCTCATTAAAAGAGGGATCGAGCCGGACAGATTAGCGAGGGACAAAAGACGTATTCACATAAACGATAGTTTTTATGATTGTATCATCATCAATGATGGGACAATAGAAGAATTTGAGAATAAAATATTAAGTGAAATCAATAAATTATAAACCAAAACTTTAATTATGGCAACACCAAAAAGCGAACCGACCGTTTTTGTCGGGATTGTACTCGATTTTGAAACCGGGGATTTAGACCCACAAAACGGAGCTTGTACCCAGATCGCTATGAAAGCGGTACGGCTCGATACATGGGAGGTTATAGACACTTACATGAATTATATCTACCCCTATAAACACAAGAGCGATATTTTGGGCAAGACACGAAAGAAGGTTCTGAAAAACAAAAGAGAAATCGAGGAAGAGGAAGGGCAACTGATGAAATATGAGGAAGCTGCTCTTACCTACTCGGATATTTCAATGGATATGTTGTATGAAAAAGGAGTTGATGTCGAACAGGTGGCAAGTGACGTGATTGATTTCGCAACAAGAAACACCCTTTCCAAATCAAAGACCGCAAAGCCGTTTCTTATCGGGCAGAACATTGTTTTTGACTGCGGTTTCCTTCAGCAACTTATGGCCTATGGAGGCAAACTGAAGGAATTTGCCAAGGTTTTTGCCGGAATCACTGACTTTTGGGGGAACTTCCAGCCTCATTATGTAGACACGATAGACTTAGGCAAGCTCACATTTGCCGGTGATCCGGAAGTGACATCGTACAAACTGGAACTGCTGGCAGAACGACTCGGTATCGAATTGGACGATGCCCATGATGCGGATGCGGATATTACCGCTACTCTTAACGTGGCAATCGTCTGTTCCAACCGACTGAGAAATTCAGACGGATCATCTACGGGTGCAGGACTTCAGAAAAAGGAAAAATCAAGAACACACTTTAAAATCTAAATGTATGACGGAAGAAAATGAAACCGTATCGTTCAGAAAAGACGAAAGGATGAGATACGGGGTTCTCGGATATGACGGAAACGAGATGATGGCGGCTATTACCGGATACGATCTGGATGTGTCTTTCAATATGCGTCTTATCAACTCGCTGGCAGATGCGGAAGCCTGTGCCGATGCTTTGGCCGATGTCTTTTACCAAGCCCTGATGGAGCAACTTATCTCCCTGAAACCCGATATAGCGAAAGAACAGATGGCGGCTGTGACCAGTGGAAAAGAACAAACCGATACATAACAAACACCCTATTCTTAATAAAAGCCCGACATGACACAATCTGTTCTATGTTGGGCTTTAATAATATCAATTCTATGAAAAAGGAAAATAAGGTATCTGCGTCCGAGATGCTAAAGAACGAACTGGGACTGACGAAAGCGGAAAGCCTGTTCTGCGACCTGTATATAAACGGTGGAAGGGAATTTGCAGGACAGCACTGTAAATGCTATAGGGAAGCATTTCAGGATTCCGGTTCTGGTGTCAGTCTAAAAAGCAGGCGGCTGCTTGGCAAACCCCATATCTCGGAACGTATCAAGAAATTAAGTGAACAACAGCAAACCGATACGGAGGCTATCGCTGTAAAGTTACAAGTTACCGAAACTCTCAAAGCGGTGATGGAAGAAACTTCCACCGCCAAATACAAGGACAAATGGGGAATGGACTTGTCCCCGGCTCCACTTCGGGCCGTGGCGGTCAATGCGGCAAAAGCACTGATGGATCTGTACCCGATCAAACACGCCCAGGAAGCAAAACTGAAGATCGAAGGAGGTGGCGATAATGGTATCATCTTTAATGTTATAGTTCCTCAGAAAGAAAACAATGGAGAAGAAGAAAGGCACGAAAGCTAAACAAACGGAAAGAAATGTTTACATGGCCATCATAATCATTCTGGCATTATACGGACTGAGGGATTCGGAAGCGGCGGTCAGGCTGATAGAGTCCGTTTCCAAAGCATTGTCAGTCCTTCTAACGCTTGAATGACCTATGCCACAAATCAGAACATTCATAAGCGACAATATCAAATCCCTTACGATTGTCGCTTCTTTCCTGATTTCGATGTACGTCCAACACCTCAATAATACCGCCAGAATAGATTCACTGGCAGACAGGTGTGATCGTATTGAATCCAAACTGGAAGACCAATATCAGAAGATTGATGCAATCAAGGTGGATAAGACCGTATTTGAAGCTACCATGCAACAGTTTACGTCCATGCAGGACGATTTAAAAGAGATGAGAAGGGATATTAAGGAAATCTTGAAAAATTCCCGATAAGCCGCCAAAAAGAACCGCATTTGCTTTGTGGTTCTTTTTTTTATTGTTATTTTTGTCGAGTGTTTATAATAAAAATTAACCCGCAAAATAACAAACTAAATATGCGATAATATACAGAGTAAATTATAACCAAAAACCGATAACATATTGAAGATAAAAACCTTTATTATGACTCTGTTCTTCTTTTCTATTACAGTAGAGCCGGCTTGTAACAGTACCGCTTCTATTCCAAAATATAAAACGGAAAATAAAATTTCCAAATTTGACATGGCGGTAGAACTGATTAAGCAAAAAGAAGGATGGCATGACCGGCGACACAAATACTATGTCGGATACGGTCACAGATTATTGAAAAGTGACACTTTCAATCACGATATTTCTGAAGAGTTTGCTGATTCTCTTCTAAGAAAAGACCTACTACAAAAATGCAGCGTGTTCAGAAAATATGGAAAGGATTCTTTGATTCTTGGAGTGTTGGCTTATAATGTAGGAGAATATAATATCTTAGGATATAAAAACAAACCAGCCAGCCGGCTTATACGAAAAATAAGAAGCGGAAACAGGGATTTCTATAAAGAATACGTTTCATTTTGCAGATATAAAAATAAAGTGATTCCCTCTATCAGACAAAGGAGAAAGGATGAGTTTGAACTTCTATACGTTAAATAAACAAACCGATGATTAATCAGATAATTGAAATTGTTGATTCAAAAGAATTAAGGGAATTAAAACTGGAAGGATTGATTGGTCGAATGGGGCGTATCATCGAATCGCTTGACCAATCGCAAAGAAAGAATCCGGGATACATTGTAGAATTTACAGAGCCGTTTCAAGAAGAAGATGAATGGTTCATTCCCAGTCAGTCAATCAAAACTTTATAATTTACATAACAATGGAAAAATTTGTAAGAGTAGAATGTATCGAGGCCGAGAAAATGACCAAGAAAGAGTTTATGAAAAAGATGCTTGGGAAAGAAGAGGATTCGCTGGAAGAAGGCTATCTTATCAAAGATGAATCCGGGCACATGGGGTGGATCAGCCAATCTGATTTCGAAAAGAAGAAATACATGTCCTGCAATGCACTTCCTTACCCCCTCGCCTACTACATGCTTCAGGAAAAGAAAGCCGGTTATATCAGGATGCCACAGTGGAAAGAGGATGTGAAGATAAAAGCGCAATTCCCGGACGAGCATAGCAAAATGACGCACCCGTATACCTATGTCGAATCAAGATTCGGTAATTGTCCGCACAAGACGACCGTTGTGGAGGAATGGGCAAAAAACTGGCAACTGGCTCCTGAAGGGTTTGTTACCAGTTGCGTGGGATGTATAACCCAAGAAGGAGTGTTTATACCAAAGGCTGATGAATAAATACTCCTTCTTGATTATCGCTGTTCTTTCAGGTATCACAATCTCACTTCTAAGATCACGCCAAAGACTCATCGAAGAAAAAGACAGTTATAAGTCCAATACTGAAGCTCTTATGTCGGAAGTCCGGCGAATACAGGCTGATTCTTCAACGATGGCACTGGACATCAAAACACTAACCATGTCTTTGGATGAATACAAACGGTTCAGGGCTGAAGATGAAGAAAAAATAAAGAAACTGGGGATAAGAATAAAGGATCTGGAAGCGACAGCGAAACACAATGTGGAAGTGGACGCTCCCATTGATGCGGAAATAAAGGACAGTGTGATGATAAGAGATACCGTTCCAGTTTTCTTAAAGGCTGTAAGGATGGATACCCCGTATTTGAAAATCAACGGGATTATTGAGAACGACAGGCTGACGGGGAAAATCAATCTGCCTGTTACTCTTAATCAGGCGTTCTGGATCGAATACAAGCACAAGTTCCTTTGGTGGAGATGGAAAGTGAAAGCGATACACCAGACTATTTCAAGTGACAATCCATACGTGGAAATCAAATATTCAGAGTATATAAAAATCAAAGACTAAAAACTATGTTTTCAAAATTAAGTAGGCGAACCAAAACCCAAGAGATCGAAAAACCTCAGTCATTTGCAAGCCAACTGGCAGAAGCAACCAAACTTTTTACCGATGCGGTAAGCAAGCTAAAGAATATCAGTAGCGGAGTTTCAAAGAAAATGGAAGAAAACGATGCAAAAATTAAAAGCCTGTCTGTGGAAAATATCGCTCTTCAAGAACTTAAAAACAAAGCGGACAAACAAGCGGAACAGCTTAACCGATTGATCCAGTCATAAGCCGTCCAATATGGAACAGCAAATATGGGACAGGCGTTGGGAAAACGGATATTGTTTTCCTTTTCGGAACGCAGAAACAGGACGGTATTATGCAAGAGATATTTATGACGGTTCCATTATTCCGACCTCTTACAGCAAAAGTCTGAGGGAACTTAGAAGAAAGGTCAGAGGATATGTTTCTGAAAACCTGAAACAGAGAGAGGCAGCATTTTGACTGCCTCTTTTTTAATCCAAAGATGTAATTAAATCAAAAAAAAGAGCATTCTTCACAGATAGCTCTTTTTTGATATGAAAAAAAACGAATTTTTCGGCTAACGCCTTTATGAGAAATCCCTCCCTCTTAGGAAATAATGTACAAATATATGAATATAACAAACATTCAACCCTACTCTGAATGAAAATATCTTCCTGTTTGTATTTAAACCAACAATATACCGATTTGGAATATTCTGTTTAAATACGAAAATAAAAAGGAACGACTTTCACAAGTGGATCCTTCAAAGGGTAATAAATTTATTCATGCCATAAGTATTTTTATTAATTGCAAGACATTTAGAAGCTACCTTCACAGGTTGCTCCTAAAAACAAATACAATTTCAAAATAAAAACAAATACACTAAAAAAGAATTGTTGTTTTGTGCAAAGATAAAGACAAACTCATGTAAACAAACATACTTACCCTTAATTAAAGCAAACCATACTTAAAATTTCATTGAAACCAACAAAAATCTGACGTTGTAGAATAATCAAAATATCAAACAAAACTGCCTGACTGAATATAAAAATAAAGAGAGACTGCCTTCACAAACAATCTCTCTTTTGATAAATGAAAAAACAAATACTCTACTATTTCCAAGTAATGCGATTAATGATGTGCAAACAACATCTGTGCCAAGAAAATAAAAAACAGTGTCTATGTCTAAACAATCTTGTTAAATTCTACACAACTAATATACCAATTTCGAGAAAACAAGATAATAAGCCACGTATCAACAACATAACATTATTTACATTAACTAAGAGCTGTGTATGATAAGAAACAAAAGTGTGGAACATTGTAGATTTTTTCTACGACATACATATTTTATTTTCGAGAAATATAAAAAATAAGACGCTCATGCAGCATTTTATAAATACTCGGCATCCATACTTTACGAAAACTATTTATTAATATTCTAAAGCAATTAAAAATGAAAAAGACATTGAAATGGTCAGTGCTGATGATGCTGACAGTATTTGGTTTGACATTTACTTCTTGTGACGATGATGATGATGTTCAATTGCCTACAGTAGAGGATGTGAACGGTGAATATGCAGGAAATATGACTTATGCGGTTTCTACCCAAGATACAGTAGAAGTTAATCTGAGCGTGAAGAATGACAGCATTTCTTTTGCCGAGTTCCCGTATGGAGTATTGGTAGAAGAAATCATTGGAAAAGATGCTGCCGCCGGTATCATCGAGAAAATCGGAACTATGAGTTATGCTGCCGCTTACAAAGCAACCATGAATGCGACAAATGACTCTATTTCTTTGGAACTGACTCCGGAACAATTGCTTATTGACATTGTGGATCTGAACCTGAAAGTTGCAGTGTCAATTGAAGCTGAAGAGAACGGTGTATTTGCAGTTAAAGACAAGAATTTAAAATTCAGCCTTACAGCAACGGAGGCTATGGTGGGCGAAGTAAACTTCTTAAAAAATCCGATCAAGTTGTCTTTTGACCTGAACAAAAAATAATATATACAAACGAATCTTTTGCATTAAAGGGGTATGCCTAATTAAAGGTATGCCCCTTTTTTATAACCATCCCCTATCAGACACCACTATTCTTAATTAAAAACAAAATCACATATTGTTCATTTTTAAACCGAAACCAAAATGTTACTGCAACTGAAAAGAATTTTTAAAGGAGCGACTTATACAATCGGGCGTTTATACATTGACGGAAAATATTTCTGCGATACTCTGGAAGACCAAGTAAGAGAACTTCCGGCATATTGTCCGAACACGCCTAAAGGATTGAATTGCGAATGCCCGGAAAAGGTTTATTCAAAGACCGCTATCCCATCAGGAGAATACAAGGTTACGATGGAATACTCACCCAGATTCAAACGTGTCCTACCAAGACTGCATGACGTGCCACATTTTCTTGGAATCCTGATACATTCAGGAAACACCTCTACCGATAGCGCAGGGTGCATTCTTGTTGGGAAAAACAAGATAAAAGGCAAAGTGCTGGAATCAAGAGCCACTTCGGATGCCTTGAATGAGATTTTAAAGAAAGAGCGAGAAATTAAAATTCATGTTTCATAAGAACACTTCCGAAACAGCATCCAGCCCTAAAAAGTTGGGTGCTGTTTCCATATAAGACCAGACTATGAGAAAGATAATTCTAAACACCATACTTATAATTATGGCGGTTTCTGTCATTACGGTTGCCGCTGCAAATATCTAAACATGGGAATTTATGCAAAACTAAGGCCACCCCAGAACATTAAAATTGATTTCAGACCGTCAGAAAGGCAATATGAACTATGGAAATTGCTTCAACCGGATTATTGTCCCAAATGTGGCGGTCATATAACACAGAAACTCATCGGATACGATGTAAAAAAGAATCCACAATACAAGCCTGTTTGCGAGTCATGTGGAAACACAAATCTGCCACAAATGATATTAGGTGGTGGAGCAGCAGGTGGTGGAAAATCGTTTTTGGGAGCCTGTTGGCTCATTATTTCCTGCATGAGATTTGAGAACATCCGTGCGGTCGTGGCACGTAAGACAATCAAGTCTTTGAAGGAATCTACTTGGAATACGATCAAGACGGTTCTAAAAAACTGGGGATTAAAAGAAGAAGTGAACTACAGAATCAATAATCTGGAAGGTACGCTTACCTTTTGGAACGACTCTGTCATTATCATGAAGGAAATGGTCGATCTGCCTTCTGACCCGAACTTCGAGCGATTCGGTTCTTCCGAATATACGATTGCCATGATCGACGAGGTGTCGGAGATTTCGGAAAAGGCGGTTGAAGTGCTTTTTTCCCGTCTTCGTTGGAGAATACACGAGACATTCAAGACATCCAGAATGTTTATGAGCACCAACCCGACTACAAACTGGGTACGTTCCCGGTTCGTACAGGATGAAAACGGAGACAAGGTGGAATGCCGGGAGGGAGAGGCTTATATACCGTTCTCCGTATTCGACAACCCGGACATCGCTTTCCGGCAGACTTACGAGGCGGCATTGAACAAGATTCGTGACCAAGCCACAAAGGAGCGTTTGTTATATGGTAACTGGGATTTCGTGGAAGCCAACGATATGGCCGTTTACCACAATTTTGACGGTTCCAGACATCTTATAACGAACCTGAAGGAAAAGGTCTACGATCCGACCAAACCTATCATTACCATCTGGGACTTCAATGTCGCACCCAGAATGTCTACTTTGTTGGCTCAGATAAACTATGACAAAAAAGAGATATATGTCATAGAGGAAATATTGGGATTGCCGGAAAAGAAGGAAAACAATACTCCGGCTCTGGCAAGGAAGATACAACAGAAATTGTATAGGGAAAAACATATCGGAGGGGGTGGACGTGACAGGAGACCCTGCCGGATTACAGCGTTCAACCACAAATGAAGATGGGACAAACAACTACACCATCATCACGGAAACACTGGGCAAGGGCGTATTGAAACCTAAGATCAAGCTCTTAAAAAAGCAGCCTCCACAAGTTACCCGATGTGAATTTGTCAATGAGGTGTTCGAGGGATTTGACGGATGGAAACTGATGATTGATTTACGTTGCAGGAAGCTCACAGAAGACCTTATTTACCAGTTAAAGAACGAGGATGGTACAAAGTGCAAGGCAAAGGTTACAGACGCTAAAACAGGCGTAAAATACGAAAAATACGGCCACTTGTCCGACTGCCTTGATTACCTGCTATGCTATTATTTAAGGGATAGCTGGACGAAATACAAAAGAGGGGACGGTTCTATGACCATCCTTTCCACAGCTACCATTAACGAAGGATTTAACTATTAACGAACCATTAATCTATGTACAGACGATTTTTAAACAATAGCGATTATCTGGGAATCATCACGCAAGACAGCCTTTCCCAGATAACGAGAAACGAACCGAAAACATTCATTCAAGCCGAGGAAGCCGCAGAAATGAGTGTCATAGAGTATCTGAGTGAGAACTATGAGATTGAAAAAGAACTGAATAAAGGGAAATATATCGCTGAATACGACCGAAAGGTAACTTATCCGATCGGAGCACATATTTATTTTGATGGTAAAATCCACGAGATAATAAGATCGATCAGCGGATACAAGGCTCCTTCTTCCGTGGAATACTGGGAAGAGTTTGTGGATGAGAAAGGCGAGATACGGGAATTTCAACGATACAGCCAGTTCAAAACCTATTACAAAGGTGATATTGTCTTATATAACGATACGCCTTATATCTGTCTTGTTGAAAACGGATGGAGATTTGGGGATATACGAATCCCGATGGTAAACGGATGGAAACTTGCTGAATATACAGACTGGAATCCGATTGAGTACGAGCTTTGGAATGTCGTAAAGTTTGACGGTTCCTATTATACTTTGATGTCACTGGAGGGGTTCGACAATAATAAAAACCCTTTGGAATCGGAAAATTGGGGTGCTATTGCCGATTATGATCCTCAGTACAACGAATACGAACTTTCATCACATGAGTACGTTGTATATGATGGCCAAGTGTATTATCCTGAAATAGACGTGAACAGTGACAGTCCGGTTATCGGGGAAAATCTTGCACTACACGATCCCAGAAACTACAATCTCAAAAAGCACATGATTCGGTTGGCTGTGTACGAGCTTACCAAACTGATTGCTCCCAATAACGTCAGTGTTGTTAGAATGAGAGATTATGAGGATTCCATGAAGTGGCTTAATGATGCTTCTAAACTGAGAATCAACCCTCAGATTCCACGAAAAATAGCAGAAGACAACAAGCCGGTTACAGACTGGCAGATGGCGACATTCCAGACATCTTATGATCCATACAAAAACCCCTGGCAGATATGAAAAGATTTTATTACGACAACCGAATCGCCAAGATACTATTGGCATTCAGTTCTTGCCACACAATCACAATTGGCCCGTTTGTATTAAGCAAGTTATCTCCGGAGCATATAACGCAAAGAGTCAGGAATCATGAAACCTGCCATTCATATCAATGGATAGAAACGACCTGTGTTGCGGCTTGTGTGGTGTTAATTCTACAATTGATTTTTGATATATCGCCTATATGGTATATCGTAGCTGCTCTTGCCTTTTATATCTGGTATGCGATAGAGTGGTTTATAAAATTGCTCGTTTATCGAAATTCAAAAACCTCATACAAAAAAGTGTCGTTTGAACAAGAGGCATATTCCTGCGAACTGAACTGCAACTACATAGAAAACAGACCGTTGTTTTCCGGATGGCTGCAATATCTTAAAATAAACAACAGCAATTAAATTCTTTATCAAAATGGATTATCTAAAAAGAATCAGGCAGAAGATAGACGATTTCTGCATCAATAAAATGAGAATGGATGGCGCACAACATTTGATTGCCGGAATATTGATTTATGACATGCTCAAATACCTTATGCCGGTTGAAGCGGCAATCTTAACTACTTTGGTGATACTTGTTGCGAAAGAGATTGTTTGGGACAAGTGGTTGAAGAACGGAACTGAAGAGTGGCATGACCTTGTTTGGGGGGCTGTAGGGCTTCTGTTGGGAGCACTTTGATTATAACCCAAACTCGCTTTACAAGCATAATTTTCAACGCTTGTACAATAAACAGAATTTTAGTCACGTTCTTATAAAGAACTCTAAAACTTCATAGGTCTACTTTTAGCCTACCCCAACTCAATTCATATTCATTTCATTCATACAACTTCTTTGGGGTAGGCTTTTATTTTGATTTTCTTACATAAGCCATATACAAAAAGCCGTTGGGAATAAATAGTATCTCTTCCCTAACGGCTTTGTTTATTTAAAAAGTTCAGAATGACTTCCTAATCTGATTACCTCTATCACATCCTGCTTTGTATCTATCCATATTAAAAGAAAATCATTTCCGACATGACATTCCATGCAGCCTTTATAATTTCCTGTAAGTTCATGCGGCTTATACTTTTCCGGAACAGCTTCTCCTTTGATCAAGCTACTCAGAACTTCATACAAAGCCTCCATTAGCCGAATATTATTCCGATATTTCTTTAAATCTTTCTTTGCCTTGGTACTATAATGAATTGTCTTCATTCTATATCATTCACAGATTTCATAAAAGAATCAAAACTACTCATATTTATCGTTCCAGCATATTTTCCCGAACGTGCTTCCTCAATAGCCATCTTGGTTTCTTCATTTGGTTCTCTGTACATGGCTTCTCGCAAAAGACACTCTACATAATTATTCAAACTTCTATGCTCACGTTTAGCCGCACTCTTTAATAAATCCAACAACTCACTGTCAAATCTGAAGGCTGTTTGTTTCTTTACTGTTGCTTCCATAGATTATTATCATTTATATCACAAATGTATAACAAATAAATAACATACAAACTATTTAAAATGATATTTTAATTATTTCACAAACCTGTCTCCAGATTTAATTTGCCACTGAAGACAGGTTCTTTATTCTCTTAAAATATCCGGTTCAAGTTCTCCAGCGTTGATTTCGGATCTGTATTCTTATAATAATGACGGTAAATCATGTCAGGACTGTTTCCGGCAAACTGGGCTACTTGCATAGGATGGAATCCCTCGTCTATCATTTTCGAGATAAAGGTTCCACGAGCCGAATACCAGGTGATTTCATCCTTTATTTTCAGTTTTTCCCTTACCTTCTTCAGTGTCTTATTCACGTTCATGCTGATTACTTTAACCCTCATGTGTTTCTTTTCTTCAGTATTGTGCTTGATTTTGAAAATAGGAAATACATAATCACCCAAAGCTTCATCCTTGTATTTATTGATGATTATACGAGCCTTGTCTGTAAGAAAAGGAGTAGCCTTCTTGTTCACTTTTCTGCGCTCATAAATGATCTGATTTTCTTTTATGCAATCTTTCGTCAAATGACACACATCCACGTTTGCCATTCCACCGGTATAATAACTGAAGAGAAACAAATCAATATAGAAGCATTCTTTAGGAGTAAAATCTCTCCTACTCATGTTTTCTATACGGACAATGGATTTGGGAGAAATCGTTTTTGGTTCCGGCTGTTTCTCCTGCATGTATTCTTGTACCGAATCAAATACCCCCAGATTAACGCCATACATATTACGTTTATAGGCATATCTAAAAACGGCACGAAGCAGACCTAATTTATGAGGAAGACCACCTTGGCTGTTTGCATTTTTAAGCTTTGCACGTCTCAATGTATAATTTACAAAATCGCTCAGAAACTTTTCTGTTATGTGGTGAAAATAAAAAGAAGAAAATTTCTTGGAGTATTTTCTTAATGTAAATTCCATAAACGCTCTTTTCATCCACAAATAATTTTCCGCATTATTGCTGCTTGTAACTACAACACCATTCTTGACACGTCTCTTTGTCTTGAATAATAAGATCATTGAGTCTATCACTTCAACTACCGATACTGTCGGAGAATCGTTACTCTTAACTTCTGCCTCAACATCGAAACAATGAGACCACATTTTAGGAGTCCAATTGATTTTTTCGGATTCCCATAGCTCTGCAACATCTAAATACTTTTTCTTTTCTTTTAAGATTAATTCGTTTTTCTGAGCAGTCAGAGAGTCATTCCCCTTAAATAATTGGGATGCTGAATCCCAGCGTTTTGCCTCTCCAATAATGTTAAAAACCTTCGGAACACGAGGAAATCCGGTTTTAAAAAAGACCAATTCCAATCTCACTTCTTTACTTCTTCCTTTAATTGGCCTTGCTTTTACTTTGATACTAAACATGTTAATTAGTTGTTTATGTCCACGTCTTAGTTCATGTTAATTCAACTAAGTTACCTACATAGCAGGGTACATGGGCTTGGTTTTTGGATAAATCTGGGTGGTAAACGTCTTAAAATTGTTTTACCACATTTTTTCACTTAATTAATAATCAGTATCTTACGAAAATTTCATTTTATGCCAAATGTTAAAAACAAAAAAGGCTATCTTCACAGACAGCCAATCTTCATTGTTAACCT